TATGTGCTAGATCAGGTGTATACAAAGGAGAGCTTAGTGAAGAAATGTTTAATAGTGGTGTCTTTGATGTAAGTACGGAAGTACATAAACACGTTATTGATTCATTAGATCATTCAGCTGTAGATGCTATTGATTATAGTGGATGTTATGGTGATCCTTTAATGCATAGAGATGCTTTACAAATATTTAAACAGGGTGAAGGTCTTTATCAAGAAGTACAAACAAACGCTTCTCTACAATCTCAAAAATTTTGGAAAGAAACAGCTAAGATAAAAAATCTTAGAATGTGGTTTCATATAGATGGATTAAAAGATACTAATCATTTATATAGAAGATTTACTGTCTGGGAAAAGATAGAACGTAATGCTAAAACTTTTTTAGATGCAGGTGGTAGCGGTAGTTGGTGTTTCATAGTATGGAAACATAATGAACATCAAGTAGAAGAAGCAAGAGAGTTAGCAACTAAATGGGGCATGGATGAGTTCATAGTAAAAAAGACTAGTAGAGGTTTTGAAGATAATAATACTATTACATCTAGAGATATTTTAACTAAAGACGGTTTAGAAACTTTTACTTATGAAATGCCTACTATAAAAGAATATCAAGTACAACATTTTACAGATGATTTACAAGAACTACCTATAGATTGTTATTCTAAAAAAAGAGGTACGTTTTACATAAACTGTCAAAATAATTTATATCCGTGCTGTATTACAGGTCAGCAGCACTATAAAAATCAATTTATGGAAAAAAGAACTATAGATCCAATTTATGGAGATATAGATTTTGACTTTACTATTGATCCAGTAAATAATAAATTTCAACATATAGTTGATCAATATAATGAACTGGAACAGTGGTTTCATATGAGATGGAAAAATCGACATTATAAACATTGTGTAAAGAGATGTGGAACTAATTTAACAAGTAATAAAGTACATGAACCAATAAACGGAGGAGAAGGATCTAAAAGAATGGAAGGTTGGTCCGGACCTCATAGTATAAGGAATCAATGGAATGCATGACTTTGAAGCATATAAAAAATTTAAAAAACATAGAAAATGGTTTAATAAATTATGGGTAGCAGAAAAATTTGGACATCTTTGCGGCCCAGCTGGAATGGATATTCCTAAAGACGGAACTTATATAATAAGACCTATCTACAATTTAGAAGGTATGGGGGTAGGAGCAGAAGTAAAAGATTTAAAAGAAGGAGATCATTCTACTCCACCTGGTTATTTTTGGTGTGAATATTTTATAGGCGCTCATCTATCAGTTGATTATGTATTTAATTATGATGCTATGACTGGAGGTTCTTGGATAGGAGTGTCCAGCTATGAAGGGTATAACACTAAAGATAATTTAATTCAGTTTAAATCTTGGAATAAAAATTATTTAATGCCTGAACTATCTAGAGAATGGCAAGAGTTAAGAGATGTAAAAGAAATTAATATTGAATATATCGGTAATAAGATTATTGAAGTACATCTAAGACACGGTAATCCATTTAGAAATGTATATGATGAACTTATACCTGTATGGGCATCTGATCTTGGAGTTAAGAAACAACTATATGAAGAAACATATGAATGGAAAGAAGATTACGAAAATTGTGATGGGTTATTAGATGATCCTAGAATAGGATTTTTTGTGAAAAAAAGTTAAAAAAACTGAAAAAAACAGTTGCACTTAGTTTAAATAGTTCCTATAATAAGGAATAATAAGGAGAAAGAAATGAAAAATATCAAAACTGAGATGCTAACTGAAATGACTGTTGAAAACGTAATTGATCAATTTCATCTTTTAGATGAAGATGATTTTGAGAAATCAGGTGTTTATAAAATTGATGTTGGTTGTCGAGGAGAGATCGACGATTTAGAAATGGTTTGTGATACTGATACTCAGTCTGAATTTTCTGTAAAGACAGAAGAAGAAATCTTAAAAGAAATTACTGAGGGTATTGATAAAGATGACTTTGATGATGAGTCTGAGTATGAAGCTGAGAAAGAATTTGCTAAAGAGTTTGTCGCTTCTGAATTCGAAACTCTTGAGAATTTTGATGTCTATATGGAAGGTTATTATGAAGAATCTAACACTTATTATGTAAAAGTTAAAGTAGATGGGAAATAACAGTTGCACTTAGTTTAAAAAGTTCATACAATAAGATTATGATAAGGAGAAAAGTGCATGCTAGTTTATAGATCAAGTCAAAAAAATCTCGTAGAGGAACTTCAAGCAAAAGGTTGGAATAACTCTACTATTCAAAAGTATCTTGATTACCAAATAAAGAGAGAGCATACCATTAAACGTGGTAGGGCTGCTTATAAAGATTCTGAAAGATCTAAGCTATACAAAGCTGAAAGAGCTTGGATTAAAGATCTTAAAAAACATGGACTATCTTACAAAGAGTTTGATAGCTATGAAGAAGCTAATAAACGTCTGAAGCAAATTACTAAGTCTAAGTTGTGGAAAGAGCTCACCTTAAATAAAGGTTGGAAAGACGTTTACCTTATCCCTAAAAAGAATATATCGAATGCTGCAACTGCTGGTGTAAGCTGGGGTCATAAGATTCAATTAGACCGTAACTGCGGTCTGCAAGAAAAGACTCTTATACATGAGCTTGCTCATAGTTCAGGTAATATGCATCATGGACTTGGATTTCGTATAGATCATGTTAAGCTCGTATCTAGATTTATGGGTAGAGAGCATGCTAAACTTCTTAAGAAAAGCTATCGAACTCACGGTCTTAGAATGAATATGAAGCAAAAAATAAAGACTCCTGATGAATGGCTAGTTGGCTATAATAAAATGATGGAAATGAGAAAAAAGTTGAAAAAAAGTGCAGAAAACAGTTGCACTTAGTACAAAAAGGCATTATATTAATAATATGATAAGGAGAGATAATATGGAATATACTTACGTAGATGAATGTTTTTCAGACCTTTTTAAGGACGTAAATGGATGGCGTCCTAGAGGTTTTCTTATGGACGACTGGAACGGTCGTACTCCCCGTCAAAAGCAAGAGCTTTGGAATGCTCTTTGTGACGAGCTCGCTGAAAATCAAAAGCGCGAGCAAAAGCTCTTAGAAGAGCGTATTGCTGAGTTTGAAAATAGAGTACAAGATACTATCAAACTCGGTGCTGGTGATAGGTTAACTGCCCTTCGCTGGTTAACTCAAGTTGAAGAGTTCTATAATCCTCAGTGTGTAGAGCATTGGGTATGGAACCAAGGTATTCTTTTTTCCGATTATGGAAGGAAGCTGTGCAACGAACTATACGAAATTGTAACTTATAAGGAGGAAATGTATAATGTCGCATGAAGTTGAAATGATTGATGGTGTAGCTCAAATGGCTTATGCAGGTGAAAAACCCTGGCATGGTCTAGGTACTGAAGTAAGTAATGATCTTGCTCCAGAGCAGATGATGGAAAAAGCTGGTCTTAATTGGCGAGTAATTGAAGTTCCATCATTTATTAACTTTAATGATCGTGAAATGCCTACCGGTCAGAAATGTTTGGTAAGAGAAACTGATGGTAAGATTCTTACTACTGTTGGTAAGGGTTGGAATCCAGTTCAGAACTCTGAAGCGTTTAAATTCTTTAACGAGTATGTTCTCGCTGGAGATATGGAAATGCATACTGCTGGTTCTCTTAAGGGTGGTAAGAATGTATTTGTTCTTGCTAAAGTTAAAGAATCATTCTCTATTAACGGAGATGATCAAGTAGATAACTACTTGCTTTTTTCTAATCCTCATGAATATGGTAAAGCTATTGACGTGAGAATGACTCCTGTTAGAGTAGTATGTAATAATACTTTGACGTTCTCTCTGAACTCTAGTTCAGTTAACTCTATTAAACTTAATCATAGATCTCTATTTGATCCTGATATGGTTAAGCAGCAAATGGGTCTCGCTTCTGAGAAGTTTGCGAAGTATAAAGAGATGGCTGAGTACCTATCTTCTAAAAAGTTCTCTGTAGATAATCTTATCAAGTACTATAATGAAGTATTTCCTTATACTCATAGGAAAGCAGCTTCAGTAGAAACTGTTAAAGATCTATCTAAGAATGGTAGAGCTGCTTATGATCTTTTAGAAACGCAGCCAGGTTCTAACTATGCTGAAGGTACTTGGTGGCAGGCTCTTAATTCAGTAACTTATCTTACTGATCATAGGATGGGTCGTAATGCTGACTCTCGTATGCAATCTGCGTGGTTTGGTATTAACCAATCACGTAAAGTTAAAGCTGTAAATAAAGCTGTTGAATACGCAAATGCGTCATGATATAGCTGATGAATGGATCGAGTTCTTTAATAAGAGCTCGGTCCCCTTGGAGGATGATATGAAAATAGTTAATAAAGAAGATACTACTTTTGCTTTGATAGAAGATATATCAGAGTATAAGAGTATGAAGAGAATGGTTGATTGGTATAATCAAGCTTTAATTGATTCTGGTTATGATCAATATCAATATAAAATTAAACGAAAAGGAAAATCTGTCTTTGTAGATAGAGATATTCCAAAAAAGTCATTATAAATACTGTCATGGCTAAGTTTCAGAATTTAAATAAAGATTTTATTAATAAAGCTCAGCGCATTACTTCGTTTAATGTAAAGGATAAAGATTTTACTGATCTTACATATAAAGAAGAAATGCAGTTTTTATATAGTAGTCATTTTTTTAAAAATTTTGATTTTAACAAAGCTTTGAATACAGGTGCTTTAGGAGTTACTCAAATTAAACAGATTAACTCCTTATGTGTATTATTAAAGAGAGATAACCCTACAGGGTATAAAGATTTAGTTGCTTTTACAGGACAAGCTTTAGGACCAGGAGAAGTTTTACTATATTTGTTACATGATAAACTAGCTCTAGCTGGTGGTACTGAAGGTGGAGATGCTAGAATAGGTAATAATATATACGAAGTAAAAGGAGTAGATGTATTCCAAAGAACAGGAGAAGTGTTTGGTTTTAATCTAGGTGGTACTATTCCTATTACAGGTGTTGTTACTAAACTTTTAGACCTTAAAAAACAAACCGGAGCAAATAAGGCTAAGCAGGGTGAAGTAGGTCGAGGTGATATAAATTTTATGAAAGAAGCAGTTCCTGATCTTTATTCAGAAATTGAAAGAGAATTTGCTCAATTAGCCCGTGATTATTATTTTAAAAAGTATAAAATGCTTTTTATTGATAATAGAAAACATAAAGAATCTTATGGTCACATTATTAGTATAAAAGATGTTAAACCAGAAGATGTTCGAATAGACGCTTACACGTCTAGAAATATTAAACCTTTTATTAAGCCGTGAGGCAAACATGCAAGAATTTACAGAGTTCATAACTGAACAAAAAAACACACATATGACTCATATAGAAGATAAAGTTCTATATGGGGGAGTAAAAGGTACAAGACAAGCAATTTTAGCTCTAAGAGAACTTAGAGATATGTTAAGAGGGGTTCATGATGGATCAGTTAGTGTTAAGTGGGATGGCGCTCCTGCTATTTTTGCTGGCATTGATCCTGGCGATGGAAAATTCTTTGTTGCGAAGAAAGGTATCTTTAATAAATCACCAAAGGTTTATAAAACTAATAGTGATATTGATAATGATACTTCTGGGGATCTTAGTGTTAAGTTAAAACTAGCCCTAAAGCATTTACCATCATTAGGTATTAATGGAGTAGTCCAAGGCGATTTTTTATTTGGTCCTGGAGATGTTAAAACAGAAGTAATTAAAGGAGAAAAGTATTTAACTTTTCATCCTAATACAATTGTATATGCTGTTCCTCTTCGATCAGCAGCTGCTAGAATGATTAAAGCGGCTAAGATTGGAATAGTATGGCATACTACTTACACCGGAAGAACTTTTGAAACTATGAAAGCATCTTACGGAGTGAATGTTAATAAATTTAAAAAAATGAAAAACGTATGGTCACAAGATGCTATGCTTAGAGATCTATCTAAAGTGACTATGACAAAAAAGGAAACAGAATATGTTAATGAACTTCTTTCGGAAGCTGGGTTTATTTTCAACAAAATCGCAGGATCCACATTGCGACAGTTGGAATCAAACCCCGATCTCGCAAGACTTATTGAACAATTTAACAACACGTACGTCCGAAAGGGCCAGATTGTTACAAATACAAGAAGACATGTATCCAACCTTATTAATTGGATCAAAGCGCGCCAGAAGGCAGAAATAGATAAATTAAAAACAGATAGAGGTAAAGCTAATAAAGCTCAAGCTCATGAAAAAATTAATACATTCTTTTCTCCAAAAAATAAAGAATCATTAAAATTTATGTTTGATTTGCAAAAAGTTATAGTTTTAGCAAAATTAAAGCTTATAAATACTTTAAATAGACTAAATAATGTTAAAACATTTGTTAAAACTAATAATGGATTTCAAGTGACCGGAGCAGAAGGCTTCGTAGCAATTGATAAATTAGGTGGTGATGCGGTTAAGATTGTTGATAGATTAGAATTTTCATACAACAACTTTTCCAAAGATATTTTAAAAGGATGGGATAAACCAGGAAGAAACTAATGGCTTTAAATTTCAAAGACTACTTAAGTGTAGATTATACTCAAACAGGCGATCCACAATTAGCTCTTAATGCTAAAAAGCGTAAGAAAGATTCAGGAGAAGGTACTACTGAAGCTCTTACAATGGCACAGAGAAGAGCTAAATCTCGTCAAATGAAAAAGTATCAAGCTAGACTTAGAGTAGGTAGAAAAAAAGCCAGAATGAAAGTTGCTAATGCTAAAGTACTTGCACGACGTGCTCGTAAACAAGCTAGAAATATGATGGCAAAAAGAATTACTAGAGGAATTTCCAAGGCTGATCTCACTCCCGCACGTAAGGCTGAAATAGAAAAGAGGCTAGATAAAATGACGCCTCGTATTACAAGACTTGCGAAGAAGATCACCCCTAAACTTAGACAAGCAGAGTTAGGGAAAAAGCGCGGATAACTAATGATAAATCGTTTCAGTCAATTTCTTATTGAAGAAGAAAAGACCGTTTATTTTACCTTTGGTAGAATGAACCCACCTACTATTGGTCATGGTAAACTTATGGATTCTCTTGCTAAGAAAGCTGGACGAAATCCTTATTACATATATCTCTCCCAATCAGAAAATAATAAAAAAGATCCTATTCCATATGCGAGTAAGATTAAGCATGTTCGAAAAATGTTTCCAAAGCATGCACGTCAAGTTGTAATAAAGAAAAAAGCTATTAATCCTTTTTATGCTTTAACTGATCTTTATAATAAAGGTTTCAGAAAAATTGTAATGGTAGCTGGTAGTGATAGAGTTTCTCAATACGATATTCAACTTAATAAGTATAATGGTAAAAAAAGTAATCACGGCTTTTTTAATTTTGAAGGCGGTATAAAAGTTATATCAGCAGGTCAAAGAGATGCAGATTCAGATGGAGCTGAAGGAGCATCAGGTACTAAGCAACGAAAATATGCTGTAGATGGTGACTTTTCAAAATTTGGTCAAGGTCTTCCTTCAGGTATGTCAAATAGAGATGCTAAGAAACTATTTAATGATGTGAGGAAAGGTTTAGGATTAAAAGAGCAACATGAGTTTAAAAGACATTTACAACTTAAGTCCCTATCAGAAACTAGAGAAGCTTTTGTTAAAGGTGAGTTATATAAAGAAGGGGACGAAGTTATTATCAAAAAAACCAACGAAGTTGGAGAAATAACTGTAGTAGGTAGTAACTATGTAATAGTAGAAACTTCTATGGGAAAAACTAGACAGTGGCTTGAATCAGTTGAATTAATCGCTGAGAGAGAATTGTCTAAAAAAGAAATTACTAAAAGAGATAAAGTTGCAAAAGATTTACCTAAAAAAGATTTTAAGGATAGATATGGTAAAGATGGAGATAGTGTAAGATATGCAGTAGCTACTAAAATAGCTAAGAAAGAAGAATACAAATATGGAGAAGGAACTCCAGAAGCAACTAAACATGCTAAAAAAATGACTCCAGGTCAAAAAGAAGGAAATGGTTTATGGGCTAATATTCACGCTAAAAGAAGACGTGGAGAACGTATGAGAAAGAAAGGTGAAAAAGGAGCACCTACTCCTGATCAAATTAAACGTGCTCAAGAAGATATATCAACTCCTCAAGATAAGGATATAGCAGATCGTAAAGGAACTCAACCTGCTAGGTATCATGCAGGGTTATCTAAAGCTACTAAAATAGCTAGAGATGCGCATTTTAAAGCTAAGAAGAGTGGACCTGCTCCAGGAGATGCAAATGCTGAAACTAAGCCATCATCTCATACTAAGTTTGTTCGTAAAATGATGGGTGAAGATTCCTTTGCTGCTAAATCTAAAGCATCCGGAATATCAGTAGGAACATTAAAAAAAGTTTATAGAAGAGGAGTAGCAGCTTGGAAGACAGGTCATAGACCTGGAACTACTCCAACACAGTGGGGCCATGCAAGAGTAAATGCATTTATAAAAAAGAAAAAACAAGGTGGATTAAACCACGATAAAGATTTAGCTTAGGGGGCTATAATGAAAAAAATAAAAGAAGAAGAGGATCCGGAAACAATGTCTGCTCGTAAATTACAAACAATTGTAAAAAATCCAAATCATCCTCTTCATACACACGCCAAAATGGCGTTAAATAGACGTAAACAAAAAACTAATGAAGAGGCTTTAGAAGAACAAATGAGTCCTTCTGATAGGATGGCTAGTACAGTTAGTAGACATGCATCAGGTATGAAATCAGCTAAAGCAGCAATTAAATCAGCTGATAACAGAGCTGATATGGTTAAGGCTATGAATACCTATGATCATCATAGAAAAGCTCATAAAATATCAGTTAAAAGACATGCTGATATGAATGCTAAAGCTAAAGCTAATCCTGTTAAAACAAAAGAAGGTGTCAATGAATATGGAGGCCCCCCTATCTCCAGAGCAAAATACCTTAAGCAAAAACCTATGCAGAATGAAATTTCAAAAGATATGGTAGGCAGATATCTTAAGAAAACTCCCGCTAGCTCTGCTGATGCGGCAGATAAAATATCTCATTCTTATGATAGAATGAAATATGATAAAGAGGGTGGAGAAAAATTAAAAAAGAAATCTATTCATAAGTTTGTTAACAGACATCGAGGTGTTGGAATGGCTGCTGACAAATTAACAGGAAAAGCAAAGGTACCGGCAAAATGAAAACATTTAAAGATATAAGAAATGAGACAAAAGAAGCTCCTCCTGGTACATATTTTACTAGATCAGGTCAGCTTAAAAAAGGAGACCCAGCTTCAGATGGAAAAGGTGGAGCTAAGTTAGCTACTGATCCTTTAGATAAACAGAGAAAGACAATTGTTAATTTAAAGAATCATCCAAGTAAAGAATCAGTTGATAATAAAAAACATGACCCTAAACATGTTAAACAAGCAATTGGTATTGCATCTGATCCAAGATATAAGCAAGGTAATATGACAGGTGCTGTTAAAACTATGAATAAACTATCAAAAGGCATTGATAGTCATCCTCAAGTTGCAGCAGTTCTTAAAAGACAAAATGAAGATACTATGTATGAAGCATACAAAGTTGGCCAAACAGTTAAACCTACTAAAGGACCACATGCTGGTAAAGACCATGAAGTTATTCATGTTCATGGAGATGGTTCCTATAATATTAAACCAAAGAATATGCCTGCTAGTATGATCAAGTATAGACAAGGCGCTGCGAAAGCTAAGCATGATGATTTAAAAGTAGAAGCAATGTCTAATACACAAGGTAATGATATTGTTAAAAACACAAATAATAAAAGAGTTACTACTGTAGATGTTGATCAAAAGAAGCGTGATCTTAAAGTAGCTAGAATGAATAATCAGATCAGAGCTCTTAATAAAGAAAATATGTCTATGGCTATGCGAAAAAAACTACAACAAGTTTCTCGTACAACAGCTAAAGGTAAAGCAGCTGTTACTCTAGCTCCTGATGGTATCCATAATAAAGATAAAAATAATGAAAAAGATAAGACTAAAGTTAATGAGTTAAGTAAAGACACTTTACAAAGTTATCATAAAAAAACACAAGATTATATGACAACTGCTTTAAAAAAAGATGATCCAGAAATGAAGAAAAAGATTGGTAAAAGACTTTCTGGTTCTGGTAGAGCTTATCAAAGATTAAAAAAGATGGGCGAGAAGTTTGCTAATCCAGCTCAACAAGCAGCTGCTATGGCAGCTATTAAAGCTTCTGGTAAATATAAAGAGCCTAAAGAAGGAAGTATGCCAGATAAAGCTGATCAAATGAAACATAAAATGTTAACTCATTCTGATAAAGAAAAACTTTTAAAGATTAGACAAATGTTAGATAAAGAAAAAAAGAAATGATTTCATTTAAAAGATTTTTTAAAGAAAATTATTCAAATTGGGTCAATAAAGAACCAGTAGAATATGCTAAACATCTTACCAAAACATTTGGTCAACCTGACGAATTAACTGATAGTCAGTTATGTTGGTTTTCTAAAGATGGTTTTAAAAGAATAGTAATAAAAGATGAATATATTTTACATGGTTCTCCAGCACCTCACTATGATTTTATTTACTGTTATATTGATTTAAAAGTACCAGAATCAATGGCTACTGCTTTAGCTGAAAGTAGTGGTAGTATAATGGTAGATTATCTAAAAGGTGAAGTAGGAGCAAGGTGTGGATCTATAACAGCAAATGCAACAACTTTAAATTATTGTTTAGATGCTGTAGCTGGAAGAGTAACACCCTCTAAACAAGAATATGAAAAACGTATTCTTGGCATGAAAAAAATGTTTTCAGATGGTAAAAAATATGAGTTAGATTGGTGGCCAGATGAAACTAATGATGCAAACCCTAAGAATAATTACTATGCAGAAGGTTATTTAGATGAAGATATGTCTGGTATGTCTGTTAAGTCAGGTGATAAGCTATCTGTAAAACGCGGTGCAGGAATGACTAAACAAGGAGTTGAAAAGTACCGCAGACGTAATCCTGGTAGTAAATTAAAAACAGCAGTAACTACTCCTCCTAGTAAACTTAAACCTGGAAGTAAAGCTGCTAATAGAAGAAAAAGTTTTTGTGCTCGTTCTAGAGGCTGGACGGGTGAGAGAGGTAAAGCAGCTCGTCGTAGATGGAACTGCTAGTAAGTATAAATAAGGGATAAATAGAGGTATACATGGCAAACGAAACAAATTCTAGGTTAGATAGTATCGAAAAAAAGATCGATAAGCTAGCAGATGCTATGGTATCTTTAGCAAGAGCTGAAGAGAAAATTGAAGGTTTGAAAGACGATCACGATAAAATGTACGAGAGAGTCAATAGACTTTCTCAAAAACTTGACGAAATAGAGCAAAAAGTAAACGATAATTTTAGAGTTGTAACTGTTATTAGTAAGTTGTTCTGGGTAGCAATAGTTGCTATAGCAGGGTCAGTCGCAGCCCAAATATGGATGTAGGAGAAAAAAATGATCAATATCACTAAAAAATTGGCTGAGGCTTACACTAAGGTCAATGAAAATCAAAAGGCAGTTATGGAAGCGGTATTTGTAATACCAGAAGAAATTCCTGCTCAAGAAAGAACCGCTTTTCATGGCGCAGCAGCAGCTGCTCATAAAGCAGGAAAATCACATTTTAGTTTCAATGGTAAGAAGCACCCGGTAACTATGAAAAAAGATGCCGCGCATGCTATTACTTCTGATACTCAAAAAGAAGCAGCAGATCTAGATAAAGGAAATGCTGATAAAGCTATTAAGCATGATTGTGCTACTCATGTAGAACATGCTAAATGGGGCCCCGGTCAACCTATTTCAGGTGAGCATACTATTGTAGAAACATCTCCTGGACATGGTTATGTAACTCATTATGATGTGCTCTTCGAGCATGGATTGGAAAAAGATGTATCTGTAGAGGATCTAAAAATTCTCAAAGAGAGTCATCATGGCCATGCCCGTAAAAAGAAATCAACTACTGAAGATGAAGTAGTTATGAACCCTAAGAAAGAGAAGAAAAAAGGCAATGAAAAAAATACTGACATGGATAAAGAAGCTACTCCAATGGAAAGTACGATTTATAAAAGGATTTTGGAAGCTCGTGCTACGGCTGATAAGGATGGTAAACATACTAAGGGTGCTACCCCACCTGAAGAAATGGATTCTAAAGATTCTCCCTCAGCGAAAAAAATGAGAGCAGATCACAAAGGTGACGTAATTGACAATCCTGAAGCTTCAGGCGATGAAGTAAGGAAAGCTTCAGATGCTGGTCCTAAATCACCAGCAAGAAAAGGTGACAATATGAAAGGGGATAAGAAAATTATTCCTTCAGCAACCCCCGTGAAAGGAATGTAAATAATGGCAAAAGCAAATCCTGATTTAATTAAAATTAATACTATTTCACCCCCCAGATGGTGTTCGCATGCTATACCTACTCGTAGAGGATGGGAAGATCCGGACACCGGTGAACTATTAAAATCAATGAGACATACTCAAGCTGAACTTGATAAGTGGCACGGTGTAGAGCCAGTTGAGGAAAAAATTAAACCTCATAAACTAATGGAAACACCTCCTCCCCCTCCTCCTCCTGTTGAACCTGAAGAGGTTGAAGAAGAGGAAGATGATATTGAAAGTATGTCTAAGCTAGAATTAGAACTACTAGGTAGAGAACATGGGGTAGAATTAGATCGTAGACAGTCTAAGAGCTCTTTAGTTTCTCAGATAAAAGGATTATTGAATAAAAACTCCTAAATAGAATAAACAATTTAGGATAAACAATGAAACTTTTTGATGATTTAAATGACAGTAATGTATTACTCTATGCAGCTAAACATTATTATAAACCAAACTGTACAGATGCTGAAGAGTTTTACGATGACTTGAAACGTTTTATGTATTTAAAAAGATTATTTAATCGATACAATAAAACAGGAGAATTATCAGAAAGATTAATACTTAATCATCTTATTGTCATATTTAATGTCTTTGATATTAAACCTAGTTTAAGAATGTTAGAACATTATATTGAAGGAAAGTATTGGTATATTTTAAAACCGTTTTTGATTTATTTAAAACATATAACTAATAATCAATATACTAATATAGCAATGGACAAGGAAGTAATAGATAGGTTAAGGAAAATATAATGGGAATTATAAAAAGAGCAGGTGACTTAGTCTATACGTTTAGATTTCTTAGACTGCTCACAACTCCATTTGAAGAAACAGAAGCTTTTAAACGTGGTATTATCGATAAAGATGGTAAACGTCGTAAAGAGTTTACCTTAAATACTATGGACAATAGAGATATCTATAAAGATTTTTATACTCCTTTTCATAGATTAGTTTTCAATATAAAAAAATTACTAGCAAAAGCTCCAGGTGGTAGTAGTAGATTAGGTTCTTATGCTGCTGCTTTATATTTGTTAAGAGAAGAATTTAGTATATCAGATAAAAAAATAGAACAAGGTCTAAAAGAATTAGGAATAGACCCTTTAGATTTCTTAGAAGAAAGTTCTAATTGGTTTTTATCTGATGACAAAAAATTAGTTTCTGATTCATATAAACTTACTAATGATAAAATATTAAATAAAACTTTTGAAGATATAATCAGAAAAGGTGATAGAGTAATTGTAGAAGAAAATTGTTATCCTATAGGTCAAATATTTGGATTAGATTTATATGAAGTTACTCATTTTAGAACTAAACAACCCGTAGTAGTTACTGTAAGTGAGTTAGCACGATGAAAGAAAACTTCATGGACGGTCGCAATCCTCAAGATAAAGGAGACTCTAAAAGACACGGAATAAACACTAAAGCAAGTGTTAGTTCTTTAAGAAAAACTGCTAAGAAAGGTGGTAGAAAAGGTCAATTGGCTCATTGGTTAGCTAATATGAAAGCTGGAAAAAGAAAAAAGAAAATGAAAGAGGAAGCAATGACAGCGGCAGATGCTGGTATTCCTCAAGATACTAAAAACATGGGACCTTCTAGACTACCAAAACATATTTTAAGACGTAAGTTGGGTCTTCCTATTAATATGACAGACAGAAGAAGAAAGAAAACTCAACCACCAGTTTTATTAAAACAATTTAGGAAGTATTTCGATGGTTAGAATTTATATTGCTATAGCTATTTTACTTTTTATGGGGTCAGCTGCATATGGAGCTTATTACTACTATAACGATACTCAAGAAAGATTAGCTACACTACAAAAAAATAACGCTAAGTTATCTACAGCTGTAGAAAGTAAAGATCTAGTAATAGATAATATGAAAGAAACTCAAAAAGAATTAGAAGCTATTAATTCACAATTAGCTCTAGACTTAAAAGATGCAGAAGGTTATACTGATGATCTTCGTAAAAAACTACAAGAACATAATCTTACTATTTTAAGTTTAAAAAAGCCCGGGCTTATAGAAAAGAGAATAAATGATGGTACAAAAAATATTATTAGTGAGCTTGAGTCTATTACTGCTCAGTAGTTGCGCTAGGGTTCCTGAAAAACAAGTAGTCACTGTAGAAACTATAGTAGAAAAAAATATACCTATAACTCCTAGACCTAAAGGAGTTAAGTTAACTTCTCCTTATTTTCACGTAGTTAATGAACACAATCTAGAAGAATTTATAACTAAGTTCAAAAAACAAAATGGCTCTGAACTTATTTTTTATGCTTTATCAGTAAGAGATTATGAAAGTATGGCATTAAATCTAGGTGAATTAAGACGCTATATAGAACAGCAAAACGCTGTTATATTATATTACGAATCTGCTCTAAAAAAAGATGAAAAAGAACAGTTGCCGAACGACGCAAAGTAATATATAATACATCACATAACAACAGAATGACTAACTGCATATAATCCGATATGCAGCTCATCTATTATTTTTTCAAGAGGTAAAATATGCTTAAATTAGTTCCTAATAATCGAGATGCTGATACAAGAAACTTAATGTCCCTAACAAAGTTTTACGAGGGATATTCTCGTTTTGATGATGAAAGAGAACGATATGAGTCTTGGGAAGAAGCTGTATCTCGAGTAATGAATATGCATAGAGATTACTATAAAAAGAAAATGACTCCTCAACTTGGTCAGTTAATTGACGAAGCAGAGTCTCTCTATAAACTTAAGTATGCTTTAGGAGCTCAAAGAGCATTACAGTTTGGTGGTGATCAATTAATTAAGCATGAAATGAAAATGTATAATTGTACATCTACATATGCAGATAGACCTGAATTTTTTTCAGAACTTCTTTATATTTTATTATGTGGAGCTGGCGCTGGATTCTCAGTACAGTTTCATCACGTTGATAAACTACCTAATATACAAGAAAGAAAGAAACAAGCTAAAGGTTGGGTAGTAGAAGATTCTATTGAAGGATGGGCTGATGCTTTAGGTGCATTAATGTCTTCCTATTTTGTTGGAGGTGGTCAGTTTCCAGAGATGGAAGGACGTAAAGTCTATTTCGATTTAAACAATGTTAGACCAAAAGGTGCTATGATTAATGGAGGTTTCAAAGCTCCAGGACCTGAACCTCTTCGTAGAGCTTTAGATAAGATAGAGCATTTAATTCAATCAAGAGTATTAAAAGGTCAGTCTCGTCTTAGACCTATTGATGTCTATGATATTGCTATGCATGCTGCTGATGCTGTACTAGCTGGTGGTGTACGTAGAAGCGCAACTATTTGTCTTTTTAGTCCAGATGACGATGAGATGGTAGCTGCTAAAACCGGTAATTGGTTCGTTGATAATCCTCAGAGAGGCCGTTCTAATAATAGTGCAGTTATTGTTCGATCTGAAATAACTAGAGAAAAATTTAAATCTATTATGAAATCAATTAAAGAGTTTGGAGAGCCTGGATTCTATTTTGTAGAAGATAAAGATTTTACAACAAACCCCTGTGTAGAGATTGGTATGTATCCTCAAATAGGAGGTAAGTCAGGTTGGCAAGGATGTAATCTAACTGAGATTAATGGTGGTAAATGTGATACAGAAGAAGAGTTCTATAAAGCTTGTAGAGCAGCTGCTATTCTAGGTACCTTACAAGCTGGTTATACTAATTTTAAATATTTAAAACCTATTACAAAGAAGATCTTTGAAAGAGAAGCTCTATTAGGTGTATCGGTAACTGGCTGGATGAATAATCCAGAGGTACTATTAGATGCAAAAATTCAAAAGGAAGGAGCTAAAATTGTTAAAGAGGTTAATAAAGAAATTGCTAAGCTTATTGGAATCAATCCTGCAGCTCGTACCACGTGTGTTAAACCAAGTGGCAATGCTTCCGTTCTACTTGAAACTGCAAGTGGTATTCATGCAGAGCATGCTCCAAGATATATCAGACATATTCAACTCAACAAAGAATCGGAAGTAGCTCAACTTATTGCTCAATCTAATCCTTATATGGTAGAAGAATCAGTATGGTCTTCTAATAATACAGATTATTGTATTGGATTTCCTATTGTATCTCCTGTAGGCTCTATGTATAGAGAAGAGCTATATGGTACCGAACTATTAGAAAAAGTAAAACTAGTTCAACGTAACTGGGTAGAAGCCGGTACTAACGAAGATCTTTGCGCTAGCCCGAAGATAAGACATAATGTATCTAATACTGTTACTGTTATGTCTCATCAGTGGAATCAAGTAGAAGATTATGTTTATAATAATAGAAACTATTTTGCTGGTATATCTTTCTTAAGTGGAAGCGGTGATAAAGATTTCTGCCAAGCTCCTATGACTGAAGTAAAAACAGAAGAAGATATAGTTAATGAATATGGTAAAGCAGCTTTATTTGCTTCTGGTCTTATTGTAGATACTCGTAAAATGGGCTTTAGAGATCTGTGGGAAGCTTGTATGGTTGCTAGAACAGCAGAGCAATATAGAGGAGAAGTCTCCGATATAAGAGCTGAATGGATTAGACGTTTTAATAAGTTTGCTGATAACTATTTTGATGGTAACTTACAAGAATGTGAATACTGTCTCAAAGATGTATTTTTGCTACATAAATGGACGAAGATACAACAGAACCTAACACCAGTAGATTTTGCTACTCAATTAGAGACTAAAAAGTTTACAGATGTTGATACTATTGGTTCTGCCGCTTGTGTTGGAGGCGCATGCGAAATAACTTTTTGAGGCATAAATGGAAAAAGAATACTGGACAGATTGTATAGCATGTGAGGTAGAAACTCAGGTTTTAGTCAGTACATCAGATGAAATACCTCAGTTTTGCCCCATGTGTGGTTCCCCTACTACTTACGAAGAGTTAGAAGATGAAGAATAATTGTAAGTGTGTAAAATGTGACCACCCTTGTCATTGTGATGAAGAATGTGAAAACTGCGTAAATGACATATGCACTGGATGTGATTGCGAGTGCTGTGCTAAATAGATCTAAAGGATCTATATTATGTGGTATTACAAAAATAAAGAATTTGATGTTACTCCAGAAGAGTATCAGGGGTTCGTATATCTAATAACTGAGTTAGATACTGATAAAAAATACATTGGAAAAAAGTTCTTTTGGAAACCTAAAATACTTCCTAAAAATAAAAAACGTAAAAGACGTGTGAGAACCGTTGTAGAATCCGATTGGCGTAATTACTATGGTAGCTCTATTCAAGTGCGGGAGAACGTGGGAAACAAGGGGTCTGATATGTTTAAACGTGAGATTCTACGATTATGTAAAACAAAAGGTGAATGTAGCTACTATGAAGCTAAGTACCAATTTGATTATGATGTACTGTTTCGCGACGATTTTTACAATGAATTTATTGGTTGTAAAATACATAGTAAACACGTAAAATAACAGTTGCATTTTTTTCAAAAGGATATATAATTATATTATGATATGTAGAGGGTGATATGATACTTATTGATTATAACGCTATAGCAATTAGCAACGTAGTAACACAAAAGTTAGATATAGACGAAGATTTGATTCGCCATATGATTCTTAATAGTTTGCGAATGCATAGAAGTAAAAACCGAAGTAAGTTTGGTGAGTTAGTTATCTGTTGTGATGGTAAACGCAATTGGCGTTATGACTATTTTCCTAACTACAAATTTAAACGTAGAGATGCTCGTAAGACTTCTTCTATGGATTGGAATGAATTATTTCGCATTACTAATATGGTACTAGAAGAGCTCAAGTCTAACTTTCCTTATAAAGTAATAGAACATGAAAGATGTGAAGCGGATGATATTATTGCTGCTATAGCAGAAAATACTCAAGAATTTGGTCATTACGAAGAAGTTCTTATTATATCTTCTGATAAAGACTTTGCTCAATTACAAAAATTTAAGAATGTTAAACAATATTCTCCTATCAAGAAGTCATGGATAGTTGAGAAGACTCCTCGAAAACAATTAGCAGAATTAATACTTAAAGGAGATCAAGCAGATGGAATTCCTAATGTGCTTAGTTCTGATCATGTTTTTGTGGATGGTATTCGTCAGACTCCTATGAGAAGTAAACAATTAGAAAAGTTAATTGAAGATCCTAAAAGTAATGGAGAAGATATATATCGTAACTATCTTAGAAATAGAAAGCTCATTGACTTAAGTGAGACTCCAGAAGATATTAAAAACGAAGTTATTCATAACTTTAAAAAACAAGATAAGTGGCATAACAAAGGAAAAGTATTTCCTTATCTAGTAGAAAAAAGATGCCGCAGATTATTAGAAGATGTTAGGGATTTTATATAATGGTTAATTTTACAGTTTATAACTCATATGAGATTTTAGATAAAGTATCTAAAGCTAAGACTAAAAAAGAAAAAATAGATTTACTTCGTAAAGAAGATAATAATTGGGCACTAAAAGATATTCTTAGAGGTGCTTATGACGACGCAGTAGTGTGGATTTTACCAACTGGTCGTCCTCCTTTCGAACCCGCTTCGGAAGAGTCTCATCCATCTTCTTGGTCTAAACATAATAAAAAACTAGCTAATTTTGTTAAGGGTGGACCGGGAGAAAAAATAAAATCATATCAAAGAGAAAAAATGTTTTTAGATATTCTAGAAACTGTGCATCCTAAAGATGCCGAGCTTTTAGTTATGATGATCAATAAAAAGCTTAAAGTAAAAGGTATAACAAAAAAACTAGTTCAAGAAGCTTTTCCTAATCTTATATTGCGTTAACTATGCCAACATATAAAATAAGAAATAAAGAGACAAAAGAAACCTTTGAAGAATTCATGACGTATAGTGAATTGCAAGAGAAGTTAAAAAATGATCCGAATTTAGTTCATGTATTATCTACTCCATCGTTTATTACTCAAGCCGGATCTACATTGAGTAAAACTAGCAGTGGTTGGAGGGATTTGTTAGGTAATATTTCTAAAGGCGCTCCTCGTAATAAAATCAATAAATGAAATGCTAAATTAATAAGGAGAAAAAAATGGCATTTAGTCTATCAAATCGATCAAAAAAGAAATTAGAAGGTGTACATCCTGATATGGTTGCAGTTGTTGAAACAGCAATAACTCTAACTAAAGTAGATTTTGGGGTGACATATGGTGTACGAACTGTTGAAGAGCAAGAAAGACTTGTAGCAAATGGACGTTCTCAAACTATGAAATCTAAACATCTTATTCAAGATACAGGATATTCACATGCAGTAGATGTAGTGGCATATGATGGATCTGATGTTGTTTGGGAAATAAATGTTTATGATGATATATGTGACGCATTTAAAAAAGCAGCAGAAATGCACGGTGTAGCTGTTAAATGGGGTGCTGCCTGGTCTGAAGGTGATATTAGATCATATCCAGGTACAGCAGAAACTGCTATGCTGACATATATTGACTTAAGAAGAGGTCAAGGTAGAAGACCTTTTATTGACGGACCACACTTTGAACTGATGTAGGAGTTTTTATGACCATGGCTAAATATTCTAGATTTGATCCTCGGAATAAGAATAAAGGTAAACATAAAAATCAATCTATTAATAAAGAACTAAAATTTAAAGAAGTGAATACTGAAGATTTTAAGAAACAGCAGTTAAAGGAGATTGCTTTTGATAATGAGAATGTAGATAATGAATACGCCTTTCAAGAGCTTCGAGGGTAAACCTGATTTAGTAGAAGTAGTTCGTTTAGAAGAACACGACTATTGGAAACCTATTTTACTTGACTATATTAAAAGTATGGTTGAGGAAAATAATATAAAACTAAATGAAAAAGGCTATTTGTATGATTATGATCTTGATACTAAGATAGCTAGAAAATATCAATGGCCTTTTTACCAAGCTATATTTCCTTATGTGGAAGATCTTTTTCAATCTTATGGTTTGAGATTAGACGTAGAAGAATATAAAAGAGAAGGTGCTCCTCTACCTTGGTTCCAACAATATTTTCAAAGCTCTGACTTTGGTTGGCATCATCATGCAGGTCACTTTGCTTGTATCTATTATCTTGAATTACCAGAATCTAAAGAAGCTACTGAATTCTTAAATTTTAAAAATTATGTTGAAGAAGGTGATCTTATCTTTTTTCCAACTTTTTTAATTCATAGATCACCTGTTATTAGATCTAATAAAAGAAAAACTATTCTATCCCTTAATCTTAAAGGTAAAGTTGACAGAAAACTAATTAACAACTACAGGAGCTGATATGTCGACACTATTCGAAATTCTAAATAAAAGAACTGAATTTGAAAGATTAGTTTCTTTTCGAAAATCTTTTGTTTTGCCTAGTTATGAGAGTGATATTGAAAGTTTAAAGTACTTTATAAATAATGGTTATGCGAAAAATAGATTTCGTAAAAACTATAAAAAGGCTTTTCAGCTAGCTAGTGAGATAGTAGAATATCATGAAAAAAGTCAGCAAGAACGTATGGAGTTATTGGACTAACAATTGGGCAGATAACTATGGTAAAACTGAGATTGACTGGAAAACTACTGTAGGTATAGGGGACAGCATGTATGGGTTAAATATAGCCCATATGAGAGCCTTTGTAAATCAAAAACCAACTACACTTAACTTACACTACTTTCACTCTAAAGATTTTTCTTATCATTACGAAGACCCAGAAACTGTATTTGAGAGAAATCAATATGTAATGGATAGATATATGTGGAAAGATATAGTACACATTAATCATATCTTTGATAGTCAAGATACACTTTTATGGAAAGAAAGATATAGAAATGTAACAAGGATTAAAGATTCTGATATGTATAGATATTGGAGTTTTGATCCAACCTATTATACTGATTCAAAGTATAATAAAATTGTGATTTGGACTCCTGTTCAAAATAATGAACAGCAAATAAAATCATTTAAACTGCCTATGCTAGATAAAGAGTGGCAAAGGCTTATTTTTTTATTAAAAGAATTTGGTTATGAGATAGTTGAACTCACTTATA